GTGGAAACGACTGCCGTAAATTACTTGAGTATAGCCTCTAACAATTAGTGTATCATGGGTAGAGATCCTAACCACCGGGTGCGTGCGGCTATGAAGGCGACAGGCAAGTCGCGTGCTCAGACGTACCGCGACCTAGCGGCCGCTAAGCCTGCGACGACCGCTCCGCTGATAAGGGCAAAAGGTGGCGGGCTGGACGTGGAGATCCAGAGGCTTGAGGATCTGGCGGCGAGCCTAGGTGAGTCGGCAAAGGACGACACACGGGCCGACCGCTCTGAGCTGATCAGTAACTACACAAAGCTGGTTGAGGCGTTGCGTAGAATGAAGGGCGACAGGCCGGACATCGATCAAGCAGAGGGCACGATGGTGCCGGTGGATGAGGCCGACAAGGTACTGGCCGCAAGGGATAACGCACTCATCCCGCTACTTAAAGGAATGGCCAAGCGGCTTGCGCCGATCTGCGCTAACAAGCCAGCGGCAGAGGTTGAGGCAGACGTGGAGAACGAGGTGGGCCAAATTATGCGGCAGGTCGAGGCCGCACTGTGACAAAGGCGCAGACCGAGCTGCGACGCCGAGCACGACAGCGCTGGCACTACGAGAAGCCGCCAGGGGTGATTCAGTGGGCAGAGCGCAACATCCAACTCGATAGCCGGCTGACTGCTCGCCCCGGACTTTACAGCACGACCTGGACGCCATACGTGCGCGGCGTACTAGAAGCGCTGGCCGATCCGGGCGTTCACACCGTTACGCTTTGCTGGGGATCGCAAACTGGCAAGACGCTTACGCTAGCAGTTTGGTTGGCCTACCGAATTGCGAACGACCCAGCGCCAGCGCTGCTAGTTATGCCTAACGCAGACTTAGCCCGCTCTTATAGCGAGACGCGACTAACTCCGATATTTGAGAAGTGCAGGCCGGTTAAGCAACTATTCCCGCAGGACATGGACGACCTAAAGATTCTCGAGATGCAGTTTGCGACCATGACGCTTTCTTTGGTGGGATCAAACAGCCCGGCCAATCTTTCCTCACGCCCGATTTGCTTAGCCGTTTTGGATGAGCTGGATTCTTTTGCTGCGCCATCTGAAAAAGATGCGGCCGCTTACTCGCTAGCCTTAGAGCGCACCAAGGCGTTTCCGCAACGCAAGCACGTGCTGACGAGCACGCCGACGCTGAACACCGGCGACATCTGGATAAACTATCAGGCTGGCAGCCAAGAAACCTACCACGTGCCGTGCCATTCCTGCGGCGACTTTCAGGCGATGGAGTTTGGCCAGATCCGCTGGGACGAAACGGCAAGAGCCGAGGACGGTAAGTGGGACATGAAGCGAGTCTCCGAAACGGCCGCTTACTACTGCCCGAAGTGCGACGCCAAGTGGACGGAAAGTCACCGGCGCAAGGCGATCGAGCAGGGCAAGTGGGTGGCGGCGAACAACAGCGCGGAAACGGGCCGGCGCTCTTTTCGACTGCCCAGCTGGTACAGCCCCACGATTACTTTTGCGGATTGTGCAAAAAAGTTTCTTACAGAAAAACATTATCTGCACGGGTTGCAGGGGTGGGTTAACGGATGGAGTGCGATGCCGTGGGAAGATCAATTTGATGACGACGATTTAACAAACATACCGCCGGGGGCGTTTGGCAAGAAGCAGGCTTGGGAAACCGATCACATTAAGCTAGCCGCAATCGATAGGCAGATCGACGAGTTCTGGTTTGTCGTCAGAGCGTTTGCCAGGGATGGATCGAGCCGTTTGATTGAGGAAGGCAGACGCCGAACGATTGAGGATATCGCCCAATCTTTGCAAGAGCTTGGCGTAAAAAATATCCATACCTGCATTGACTCTGGCTACGAAACGCAAGACACCTACAGGATTGCAGCACGTTACGGCTGGGTAGCCATTAAGGGAGAGGAGCGGCAGTTTTTCTATATTGAAGGCGTGGGCGGTCGAATGAAAAGCGTGCACAGCTCCGACCAACCGACCGACGCAGGATGCCGCCTGCTCCTCTTAAGCTCTCCGTCGTGTCAGGATTTGCTGGCGTGGTTACGCCGAGGGCAGGGGCCGATGTGGGAAGTGGCGCACGACGTTAGCCCTGAATACCGCGAGCACATGGCCAGCCACAGAAAGGCCCACCGCATTAACCGCAAAACGGGCAAAGATCTTTATGAGTGGATTAGAATTAAGGGCAGACAAGATCACTTATACGACTGCGAAACCTACCTAGCTGGGCTGGCGGTATGGGGTAAAGTAATTCAAGCCGAGGCAGCTATGGCCCCAGAGGCGAAGGCGTGATTGACACGATCAGAACGGAGTCGTGGATCGTGCTCTCCTTTTTTCTCTCTGGATTCAGGCGTCTAAAAACGCTCAGGCTCTTGTCCTTGCCTTGGAAGCAATCGCAGCTGGTCAAGCCACCGTCTTTCAAAATGGCGGGCGCACAATGATTTCGGCAAGCGTGGCTGGCAAATCTTTTAACTACCAAGTCACCTCTGGCATCACGCCGGTGGAGGTGGCAAAAGCGGCGCTAGACGGCTGGCGCTTGGTCAGCGGCAAGACCGACGCAGAGGTGACGGCAATCTTTACAGGCGATCAGACCCTAGTGACTTATCCGCGTTTCGTAGAAAAGCCATTTTCGGTCGCATACTAATATGGGCCTAGGTTCAAAGATTATCACGACTTGGAGCCGCATGATCCGAGCGGTCGGCCCCGACACTCGTAAGCGTCGGTTTGTCGAAGCACAGCTGGGCGATACACGGCTGGACGTTAGCGCCGCATCACGGCAGGCGATATCATCGCTAGCCCGCTGGCTTTGCTATAACGATCCGACCATTCGCGGCGCAATCGACACTATCACCCGCAACACGATTGGCTCCGGCATTAAAGCGCAATCCCGTACCAGTGACGAAGCATGGAACACAGACGCCGAAGCGTGGTTTGATATGTGGAGCGGCAGCTGCGACGTAAGGGGAATTTTGGATTGGAACACCATGCAGCAGGTGGCCACCCGCACTATGTTACGGGATAACGAAATCTTTGCGCTGCTAACTGATAACGGTGACGGCTATCCGCTGATTCAGTTGGTTGAAGGGCACCGCTGCGAAACGCCAACTTACCTAGGCACAGAGACAAACATTTTTGACGGAGTGCGACTGAACAAAAACGGCAGGCCGCTTAGCTACTACATTCGCACGGGTAACGACGGCGAGAAATTTACTGAGGTGCAGGCAAATGATTTGATCTTGCTGGCAGAACGCGATCGGGCTGATGAGGTGCGATCGATTAGCAAGCTGGCATCTTGCATTAACACTTGCCTAGATAGATCGGAAATTCTTGAGACAGAAATGCTTGCGCTAAAAAGAGCTGGGCAGATTGGGCTAGCTTTAGAGTCTACCACCAACAGCGGCCCCGGCTTTTTTAACCCGACCGAAACAGACGACTACAACTTAACCACTGACAAAATCTTTGGCGGCGGTGCGTTGCTAAATGTGCCGATGGGGAAAGTATTGCGAGAAATTAAAAACGATCGGCCTAGCCAAAATCTGCAGACCCACATGGATCAGTACCTAAAGGCCATCGCGCAAACCCTCGGCCTGCCGTATGCGATGATGTGGGATCCATCCACACTGAGCGGGCCTAACACCCGCCTTATTCTGGGCCAAGCACAGCGCCGGTTTGATGAGGTGGCACAGACAGTGGTAACGCAATTTATTTCAAGGATCAGAAAGTGGGCGCTGGCCAAAGCGATTAAACGCGGTGAGCTGACGCCACCCAGGGGAATGACGATGTGGTGGGCGGCCGAGTATCACACGCCAGCAAAAGCGACCATAGACGCCGGTCGGGATTCTGCAGCTGACCGAGAAGATTTGAAGATGGGCCTGACCTCAATGGCCCAAATTTACGCCTCAAAAGGCCAAGACTGGCAAACCGCTGTAAACCAGAAAATTGCCGAATCTATTTATATAAAAACGCAATGTGAAGCCGCCGGAATCGATACCACCGCAGTGCAGATTTTTACTAACTCGCCAGCGCCAACCGCAGCTGTAACTCCGCCGAGTATACCGCCGGCCCAAGACGCCACCGTCACCCCAGCACTAGAGGCAGGGGAGGCGACCGTGCACCTAACCATGGCCGAGCCGGAGACTGCACCTGCACCCGCCCCTACCACTGATACTTTTACTATGCGCGACGATGCTGACTTTAAGCTGACCAAAGCCGAGCAGGACATGGTCGTCTCTGCTTTAGGCATTGGTAAATACCGGCCGAAGGCAAAACCCAAAAAGAGAAAGTAGTTGATTAAGCCTGCCGCATAGGAGCAGGCTTAGGAAGTGAGCAGCAGGATACAGTTTGACCAGCCTGACCTAACGCCAAACGAAGAACCCGCAGAGGCTGTTTTTTATGATGACGGTACAATCCGTGTGACGCAAAAAATGATCGCGATTGGCGCTCCGCATAATCAGGCCTTCTCCGTGCCTCAAGTAATTGGGGTTTCTTACTATCAAAAAGAAGATGGCGTTCTCACGTTTTTTGGGATGTTGCTTTTCTTTATAGCTGCGATTCTTGCCACGACATTTTTTTGCACACGCAGCTACATCGCTGGTGGTATATTTACAGTCTTTGGTTTGTACGTTATTAAGAAAACGCTTACTTATGATTGGTATGTATCCCTTCAGTTTGGCGGCATGAACAACCACACGCTCACCATGAAAACAAAGCAGTATGCCGTTGAGCTATCTAACGCAATTATGGCTGCCATTAATAGCAATCAAACTCCACCACCATCAGGCGGAACGCCGGTCACTTATCAGCCATACTTTCCCAGCCCCGTAAGCTCACGCAACTAATTTGACACGCCATGCGTGGGCATGGCTTCAACAAAATTATTTAAGGGAATTTCCGTTATCACCGCTGGCCCCGCTTTAGGCCACGGCATGACTATCGACGCCGACACCCTAGAGCAAGTTGTCCGGGCCGGTAATGAGCTGGGGCAAATTAAGGTACTCTCCGATCACAGCTCTAGCGTTTCTAACATTATCGGATACTTAGAGAACTTTAGCTTGGACGGCGGCCGTGTCCGTGCGGATCTGACCCTACTGGAAAGCCATGATGGCTTTGCCTATTTTAGCGAGTTGCTAAGCACCCTGCCAGGACAGATTGGTTTTTCGATCAGTTTCTCTGGCGTTCCGCGTGTGGCTGAGGATGGCACGCAGCTGGCCGACGTTAACACTCTTTACTCGGTCGACCTCGTGACCACACCCGCGGCCAATCCTACTGGCGTTTACTCTGCGCGGGTTGACACACTCAAAACGCTTAATATGGATACAACTGTAAAGGAATCAGCGCCGGTTATCGAAACCGCGCCCGCAGCACCGGCGGCCCCGGCGTTTAATGCCGAGCTGGCCATCGCCGCTCTCTCCGCCCGCATCGACGAACTCGTCGGCAAATTTGCCGCCAAGTTTGAAGCCGTGGTCGAGGAAGCTCCCGTAGCCGCTGAACCCGCTGTAACCGAAGCCGCCCCAGAAGTCGCGGCCGAAGTTGCTGCCGAACTTTCCGAGAACTCCAAGATCGTTGCCTTAAACAACGAGCTTGCCCGTCTCAAAATTGATTTAGAAGCCAGCAAGGGGACGAAACCCCTTGAAGTGGTGGCCCCAGTGCTTTCCCGCGCTGAGTTGCTGAAGCAATTCAACGAGGAAAAAAATCCCGGTCGTGCGGCCGCGATTTATCAAAAACTAAACACGCTCGCACGATAACCAAGAAAGAAGGATAGAAATATGGCAAACACATTAGCATCAGTATCAAATGGGAAAATTGTTTCTCAGCGCGCGCTCGCGTTGCTGGTTGAGCAATTCCCTTTCCTAACGTCCGCTTACTCGGACTTCAGTGACGCCTCCGCTCGTAAAGGCGACATCATCACCACTCATCTAGTAACTGCGGCGACTGCCGTAGGCTACAGCACCACAGCCGGCTACGTCGCGGGTGACCGCACGCAGACGGATTGCATCGTGACCTTGAACAACCTTGTTCATAGCACTGTGGCAATCAATGACGAAGAAGCAGCTAGCTCCTCGATCAACTTGATCGAGCGCTTTGCCGCCTCGGCCGCACACGCCTTGGGCAAACAGATGGTCGACACCTTGCTCGGCACGATCAGCGCCGCGTCCTACACCTCCACGATGACCGTGGCGGCGGACGTTCTCAGCTACCGCTCCATCGTTTCGATGGGTGTAACGCTGGATAGCAACAAAGTGCCTAGCGCCAGCCGCTACGCAATTGTTAGCCCGAACAACAAAGCCAGCTTGCTCAACGACTCCTCGATCGTGGCGAACGCCCAGATCCAAGGTGACGCAATCCGCACCGGCTCAGTTGGAATCGTGAACGGCATCGAAGTGTTCAGTTATCCTTCGCTCCCTTCCGCGATCAGCAAAGGCTTCGCGGCCCAACAGGAAGCGCTTCTCGTGGCGGCCCGTCTGCCCGAAGTGCCCAGCGATTACCCTGGCAGCGTAGAAAACGTCACGGAACCCGTGTCTGGCCTGAGCTTGCAAATGCGCGAGTTCTACAACCCGACCCTCGGAACCCGTAACCGTTCCTACATCTTGCTCTACGGCTGTGGCCGTGGATCGACAGCCTCACTGGTTCGCTTGGTCTAAGTTAGAGAATCATCTGGGTTGCCCGGTGCATCGGGGGGTGCACCGGGCTTTCCCAACCTAAAAAATATGAATACCCCCCTTGTCTCCCTAGCTATTATCGTCGGCCCCAACGAAGGGGAGCTAGTTGCCCGTTTAATTAAGTGCACCGCCGGCCTATGGGACGAAGTCGTCTGCGTGTCGGCTTGCGGTAAAAATGATGCGCAGGGTGTGCGTATTTGCGCACAGGAGGCCGCTGGCGAGGCTTTGGTCTGGGGAGAGTATCTGAACGCACCCGAAAACGCCGACTGGCCCCACATCGATCATTTTGCTGCCGCTCGCAACAAAGCCTTTAGCCTGGCGACAGGTAAATATGTTGTCTGGTTTGATTCTGACGACTTGCTTGACCCAGGGCAGGCGAAGCTACACCGGGACGCAGTCGAACAGCGGGAGGCGCAGGAGAAGGGCTGGGAGATCCTTGTAACCCGGTACGACGTGCAGAACAGCGGAATGCGGGACAATCGCAGAGAAAGAATTTTCCGGCGCCAACCTGACGGCAGCTTGCCCGCCATCTGGGAACGAGCGGTACACGAAAGGGTAAAGCCGGTGCCCAACATGGCGGTGGGATTGGCGGATCACCTCGTAGTCATTCACGCCCCGAACACCTGCAAGAAAAACAGCAGCGAACGCAACAAGCGCATCCTCGGCACTCTCTTACAGCATACAGGGATGAATCTGTACTACTTAGCCCAAGAGGGATATCTGCGCGGGGCATATCAGGAATCGATCGGCCCTACTCTTTTAGGGCTAGAGCATCCAGACCTAGGCGAAACCGAACGCTACCAGCTTTTCTGTATGGCAGGGGTTATGTGCGCCGATCATGTAAAGAAACGGAAATACTTGGGCAGGGGAATTACACTTTGCCCGACTCGCCGAGAGGCTTACGGCCATCTGGCCACCGTGCTTATCGATGAGGGTAATTTTAGCGAAGCCGTCAGACTTTTAAACCTAGTGGAAATGTTGCCCAGGCCGCAGGGCGTGATCTGGAACTTGGACGCCAAGTGGTACGGACACCTGCCCAAAATGCTTATCGAACAGTGCTTGCGGGCCGTCGGCCAAACCGCAGACGCCGATCGCTGCGTGCGTGAATCTTTCCGCCAAAACTGGGGGCAAATCACCATGGTCTTTAACGGGCCATTTATGGATTGCTTTAGATTGCATAAATTCTTTATCGATACCTCGGACAATCCAGCAGCCATACAGGCTTTATTTATAACCGACCCTGGTACTGAGATTGCCGGCAAACGCATACACATTGTGAAAGATGCGGAGGAAGCCACCGCAAAAGCGCTGGGTGGCATCGTACTCTTTGTGAAATGTGCGGCAGATACAATCTGCCCGCCGCTGCGCTGGGACGTGGATCTGCTATCTGCCGGGACTGTTCCAGCCGCCGCCGTTTTACTGCCTAGCCCAGTCGATAGGGTGGGCAAAGTAGTGGTGGGACTCACCACTACTCCCACCCGAATCCATAAGGTACTTCCGACAATTCAAAGTCTGCTGCGCCAAAACCGCCCGGCAGATCGGATTATTTTGTCGGTGCCTGATAAGCTGGCACGGACTGGGGAACGCTTTGGCGATATACCTAAAGAGCTACAAGCGCTGGCTGATTCTGGTAAATTAGAAATTCACAGGACACAAGATTACGGCCCGGCCACCAAGTTTGTCGGGCTGATGGAATCGGAGGCCGATCCCGAAGCGCAGCTGGTCTGGCTAGACGACGACATTCTTTACGGCCCCACACTTTTGCAGGTGCTCGCCGACGAGCTAAAAAACAAAACAAAGACGGCGCTAGGCATCTGCGGATTCTTTATGACGGGCAAGACTGGCTATGCCATCGCCCCAGACCATCTCGGCGCGGCCGAGATTCTTGAAGGATTTGCAGGGGTGACTTGCCGACGACAAGACATGCCCAAGGCAGAGCTGTGGCCAGCGATGACCGCTAAGCAGTTTGTCGCGCTTAGCCCTAAAGAGCGTGCCAGTTTTATGGCGGACGATTTTGTTATGAGTCACGCCTTGCGGGCTAACGGCATCGCAACTCTAGTCTGCAACACGCCAGATCTAAACCGTACTAACGGCCTGCGCATTAGGCCGGAGGGGCTAGGCGAAGATGCCCTGCAAAATAATAAAGGCACCGGCGGCAACCTAGCGGCCTATGCGCTTTTAAAGGGGTGAACAAAACTCTGACCGTGTCGGGCTATAATCGGCCTGACTACTTTACGCAAACCCTGGGAGCGCTTTCAGCCTGCGACGGCGTAGGCGAGTACGACATCGTCTGCGTGTTAGATCGTTCAGATAAAACCGACGAGCTTGTAGAAATTGCCAAGCAAATGGGCCTCACCACGCTTAGCCCGGTTGAGCACATGGGCTGCGGGGCGACGATCCGCTACTGCATGGAAACGGGATTTCGTAACAGCGATTTTCATGTGCACCTAGAGGACGATACCGTGCCAAGCCAAGACTGCCTGCGCTGGTTTGAGTGGGCGGCAAACTGGGCGTCACCGATGACTCTGACCATCAGCGCCTACAATCAGCACGGCGGAGAAGCAGAGCCGGAGATGGCAAGTTTTAGAAAGTGGTTCACCCCGTGGGGCTGGGCCACTTGGCGTAGCCATTGGGAAAAGTATTTGGCGCCTAGGTGGGATAACTCTTTTTGGGACGGAGGCGTTCAGCGCATTCGATCCGAGCTGGCCATGGGGGAACTATATCCGCGAGTTAGTCGCATCCAAAACATAGGGGCAACGCGGGGCGCCTTTTGTCCGAGCGCAGAATTTCACCAAGAAAATCATCACGCCACCCGCGTGGCCACAGCACAAGAAAAGAAAACACGATGGATAGTAATATAGAGCGCGGCAGGGTATGCGACGAGAACCCGTCGATCCACTGGGCGCACATGCCCGTGGACAGTCAAAGCAGAGTCCTAGATCTGGGCTGTGCTTTTTGGGACGAGCCACTACGGGCGGATCGTCTTGGCACGCCATACTTTTACCTAGGACAGAAGCCTGCATTTTACCTCGGCATTGATCAAAACAACGCGGACATCGCGCTGCTAACTCATGAGCTAGGCGCTCATTTTTTAGAAGCGTCAATAGATAGCCCAGCCCAGATCTGTGACTGGATCACAGCTCACTCGATTACCCATATTAAAAGCGATATAGAGGGGGCCGAGGAGCACTTGGCCGCCATTGAAAGTGCGTTGCCCAGCCTTGAAGCAGTCGCAATCGAGACACACGGTGACGCAACTCATCGCAAGATATGCGACTGGATAGATAGACAAGCCATGACCATCTACCGCATTGACCAGCAGGGAGACTGCCCAGACGTGTTTATCGTCTACGCCAAAAAACTTCCGGCTGAACCAACTTTGACAACTTGCTCTCAACCGTGACCGAACTCCAAACCCTTATGACTACTGGCGTGGTCGACATGATTTCAGCCAATCCAACTACCGCCACTGTTAGTGGCCTGCCCGTCCGGGGTGTCTACACCCCTAACGAACAAACGGCTGAGCTGGGCATGGGCGGATTTGTAAACCCGCAAAATGCCGAGTTTGTTTGCCTAACCAGCGCCGTCAGCTTGCCCAAGCTGATGACCATCGTGACGGTTGGGGGAGCCGCCAAGAGATTAACCGGCGTACAATCCGATCAGGGCGTCACGACTCTTATTCTGGCAGATCCAGAGGATGTGCGATGAGTTTGAGGCTTGCAGCAGAGGACGGCTTAGCCGCCTACCTATCCACAGCCAGTAAACCCGCTGGGCTTTATGTGCAGGCAGGGCACCGCATTACCGATCTGCAGCTACCTGCGGCCGTGGTACACGCTGAATCTAGCGTGCCGGTAATTGAGGGCAGTTTAGCAACCACCCGCAAAGTAACCTTTACCTGCACTATTATGACGCCATTAGAGGTAGCCAGCACCGTGACGGCTCACAGGACAAACTTTGATTGGCTCAATACCCAGCTGGCGGCAGTGACTACGATTGCCGGGGCCACTCTGATGGGCGGGTATTTGGGCGAAGAAAGCACTGGATCTAACGATAAGGTGATGGAAGATTCGGTAAAGTTTACCGCCTTTGTCGTGCCCAGTTGACACGTAAGGAAAAAGCAATATGGCTATGACGTATGGAGTAACTGCAGGAATCTCGCAAAACATTAACAATAATGAGGAGTACGTATTTATAACGGGTACTGACGGCACGATTGTTAAGCACATTAAAAAATACAAAAGAATCGAAACCGTCACTGAGACCCTGCCCAACAGCTTTGCCTTCCCAGCAGTCGCTACTGCCGGAACCTTTCGCCAAGAGCTGCGTCTGTCGAACACAGATTTTGCCCGGCTGACTAACACTGCCGTAACGTTCTCGACCATCGCCTAAGGAAATAAATTTATGCCATACAAAGGATTTACTGGGGTAACGAGCATCACGGGTATTGAAGAATTTATTTCCATGACGATCACGGGCGAACTGACTGAGATCGTGATTGATCCCGGCACAGCCAACACCGCCCCCACTGTCACCACCTACTACAATCCGCGCTACAACGCTTCCATCGAGGGCATCAGCTCTGGCACCTCCGTGCCGGCAACATTTACAATCGACGGCAACACCTTTGTAAAAACGGGCGAGAATCTTACAAAAACGGTTGGCGATGTTGTGAAGGTTAGCGTGACCGGCGTTTATAACCCTTCCAGCTCTTTGCAGAGTTAGTCTAAAGGCGAGCGGGCGATGAATCGCCACTTTGCCGAGTCTTTTCTAAATCGCGCAGATCACTGCGTGCTGGGCCTACCGCTACGGCCGCTGAGCTTGTGGCACATGTTCAATCTTGAGGTTGCTCAATCCCCTTACTTTATTGGCGGCAGTTTCCCTACGGCGAAAGATCTGCGCCTTGCGGTCAACATTTGCCGGACAGACTTCCCGCGATTGCCCGATCTGTCCGATCGCACTTTCTACCGCAACTGGTTTAAAAGTTGGCGGTGCAAATTTTTAATCGAGACTGCTAAATTTAACGTTTACCTAGACGACTTTAATGCGCTGCCCCAGCTCTGGCAGCCGGAGCGCAGCAAGAGCGGTGGCCGTGAGCCTACGGGCCTGCCCTGGGCGCTGGCCATCGTCACGGGGGTGTGCGGATCTACGGGTTGGAGCGCAGAGTACGTTTGGAACATGCCGATCGGGCAGGCGTACTGGTATCACGTGGGCTTTGCCATGCAGCGAGGATCGAGCGTGGATCTGCTAAGCGAAGGCGAACTGCTGGCGATTGAGACTGTTCGAGCTAGGAGGGCAGGAAAGTGATTGAGAAAATCACCATAGACGATCGGGAACTGCAGCAAGCCTTGCTGCGTTTTTATAAAACCAAAACGCCGGCACAAGTCATGCGGGCGCAAGCTAGGTTAATGGCTGTAAATCTTGCTTTTCAAACGCAACCCTTTGGAGGGACTAAGGCAGTAGGCGGCCAGCAAGACAGCGCCAAGAGTCAAGGGGAAGGAGCCGTCGCTCGGGACATACGCAAAGCAATAAAAACGCCCAGCGATATATTTCAGGCAATAGAAAAACAAGGCATCGGAGCAGGTCGCGCTTTTGTCGCTATGATGCGTAAGGGCGATTTTGATTTAGCTAAAAATCTGTTGGTGCGTTTGCGTGTGCCAGGGTTGATGCAAGCAAACGTGGGCACGATGAGCGCTACGGCGCACAAGCAGGCTTTAAAGCCAATCCCCAAAAGACCTAGAATGAGCACCCGCCAAGAACCGCTCTTAATTACAAACGATAGAATCCCGCTGCGCCAATACGTTAAAGAAATACAAAAAAGGGTAGGCATCGCAAAGGGCGGCTGGGCCGCTTGTGCCATGCAGCTTGGGGGCACTAGAGGCAGAATGGGTACAAATGTAGAGGGAGCTGAGCAGCAAGCCGTACCCGCTTGGGTAAAGCGTCACGCTGGCAACCGAGCCACGGGCACAGTGCTAGATCAGTCGGACAACTTTTTTACCGGGTTAATCAGAATGATAAACCATGTGCCGTGGGTAAGTAATTGTCTGACAGATGCACAGGCACAGAGGGCTATTGACATTCAGGCAGAAAAGATGAAACGGGCTTTAGATAGTGCATTTGGGGCAGACCTAAAAGCCTCTGGATTTTAAGTCATGGCCAAACTAGCAATCGATGTCGTACTAAATAAAGCCGGTGCTATGACTGGCCTGCGCGGCCTAGAGAAAGATATCGGCTCCTTTGCTAAATCTGCCGTTGGATTAGTTGGAATCGGCGGCGGCCTTGCAGGTCTAGTCGCGGGCATCGACAACATATTGGCCAAAGCAGGACAACTGCAGGACGTGTCGGACGCCTTTAACGTAAGCGCAGAAAGCATCCAACGCTTAGCGGCCGTAGGCGTAACTGCAAATCTATCCATCGAGGAAATAGGCAGCAAACTAGGCAAGCTGGGCAAAGCCGCTCAAGACGCGGCTGGCGGTAACACTGAGCTGGCCAAAACATTTGCAAAAATCGGAGTCACGGGGCAGGACTTGGTTCGGCTAAACCCGGAAGAATTATTTAATAAATTGCGCGAGGCAGTTAGCTCCGGCGCACTAGCCAGTGAAGAACTAAAAACAGTAAACGAATTACTTGCTAAAGATTACCAGCGCTTTCTGCCTATTCTTCGCATGACAACAGAGGAGTATACTAAATTAGGCAACGCCAGCGCAGTAATGTCTGACGCTATGGTTGCTAGCCTAGACGCCGCCAATGTTACTTTAAGGCAATTTCAAAATTCAGTCGGTCAGTTGGCGGCTGTTGGCACGGCTAACATTATTGAGCTGGCTAAAGCCATTCGGGATAATCCTCTTGAGTTTTTAACAGGCGATATGTCTGCCCTAGACCGCATGTTTGAAAAAACAGAAAAACTAAAGAAAGCCGTGTTGGACGAGCGCAAGCTGCGGGCGGGTATGGAAAAAGAGGTGGTCGATCAAAAGAAGTTGGAGGAGGAGCAGAAAACGTTTGAGCAGTCGGAAAAAGCAGCAGCACGCCATGAGTTAAAAATGATTGAGGCCACAATATCTAGCAAAGAACTGGCCGAAAAGATGAAGCAGGATATTGAGGAGAAGTACCGGCAGCGCAGCTTGCAGCGGGCAGAAGAACATGAGCGCAGGAAGGCCGAACTGATCCCGCAAATTGAGGATCTGGAAGCGCAGATCTCTGGCCCTGCCGCTGAAATGAAGCTACTGGAAAATAGAGCCAGAACAGCCGCTGAAACTGCACGAGCCAGCGGCAGCGCGGAGGACACGGCAGAGGCTCGTAAAGCGCAGCTCGATTTACAGCAAGCAAAAGAGCGTGTTTTGCGCGACCGTGGTTTTGGCGAAGAATCATTTAGCCGAGCAAAGGCCGCCACAGAGTCGGTAGTGGGCGCTTTACCTACTGCCAGCGAGCTCCGTGACATCCCTTCCACTACCGAGGCACAACGCACCCAACCTGTGAAACTAGAAAATCCGCCAGATTTACAAGGCATTATGGATAAACTGGACAAGCTAATCGCAAACGCCGGGGTATTCTCGTAATGGCTCGCGGGTCTAGCTATGGCAGTGGTGGTGGTGGCGGCAGTCATACCGGCGTGGAAATGCTAGGCACTGGGGGCGGAGTCGACGCTAGGGGCAAAACTACTGTCACAAAAAAGTATTTTGTTACTGACGCATCACAACTAGAAACTGCTCCCGTTTTGACGGGCTATTCGGCTACAGCCATAAACTACGTTAAAATTAACGAGACAGCCTACGAACAGACCGTAACTTACGAGGCTCAAACCGAAAGCTCGGGAGCTGGCACAACCGTATGGCTGCAGAACGGGGTTAAGGGAACGTTTGAAATGTTTTGTTCTTTTGAAAGTAAGAACATTGAGCTGCACCCTAGAATTGATAAGCTAATTCAAGACTTTGGGGGCTACATCAATTCTGACAGTAAAGCCCAATGGCCACCCACTTTCACCCCAACTAGCGGCGGTGGGCTTGGAACGGGCACGCCTATCCCCAACCCTATGTTTGGGGTGACTCGCTTTAAAGAGATCACCCTAACCCTGCGCCACAGCTACTACACTAAAAACGTTAATGCAAACATCTGGGACACGGCTGGCCGCGTGGTCGATAAGCTCCCCGCTGGCATTCCCATCCCCAAGGGCGAAAAGGACAAGGCAGGGAAAGAGATACCCCGACGCTGGATGATGCAGGCGCCGGCCGTTAGCCGGCAGGGGGAGGCTTGGCAGGTGGTGCAGGAGTATGTGCTGCTAGACTCAAAGGGTGTGGCTGACGGTATGTACGAAAAGGGCACTGTCCCTGGTGCCCAATGATCCCGGCTGAGATTGAGGCAAAATCTGGCGACAAGATCCTGCCTAAGTTCAAAAAGCTGGTCGCTTGGATCGATTCGCAGCGGCTGGTCTCTGTCGATGATCGCGTTTTAGTCAACACCACACCCAACGGCACCTACGTTTCCATGGTCGATCGGCCGCCATCAATTACCACCCCGCTTCAAGTGCGGCTCAGTGGCGATAAATTCTTTAGCGTTGGGGAAGGCTACATCAACGGCAAGCTGCCCAAGATTAAACCAAGTAACGGGCAACTGCAGGAGATCGTCGACCCGGACGGCGTGCCAGCTCCGCCAGCCAAACTGCCGCCAGAGCGACCGCTTCTTGTGTGTGCCCAAGTCATCTTTGATAAAGAATATAAAATAGAAAGCTGCGAAATTGTCACAAAAAAGCCATCCGAAGTTCCGCGAACTGGTAGCGCCAACCTAGCTATCAATGCTGAAAAAATGACAGGGCTAATCCCGCTGGCATTCATTCGCAAGAATGTTTTTTTTCAATTTGTCACACACAATCTGCAGGTTCGCGCTTTTGAGCATGCTGAAATTAAAACAATTATTTACTGGCCGTCATGAAGTACGAGTCAAAATTCTGGCGCAAACTCTTGCAAAAACTCGAGCAGTATCTGCCGGTGCGTTTTGATTATACTTCAGGCCCATCCAGATCGCACCCTTGGCAAATATCGGCAATCTATAATTACGAAAAGAAAGCATGGCAGGCATCCTTGTTGCCCGGATTGGTTAACGCCCTTCCTGCCTACGTTACCATGCTTTACAAAGACTTGCCCTTGGCAGCGCAAGAGCGTGTGGATGCCGAAAGAGAAGAACAAAAAAAAGAGAAGGCAGGCCCAGGCGATTCTGTATCTGTCTATCTGGATGAGGGGGCGAAACTTACCCTTGAAAGATTTAGGGATTATTCAGGTGGCGGTGCTCCCGATTTCTTCAAAAGGCTAGGCGTCACCGATCCTGTCACAAATAGGGCTGGAGAGCTTGAATCTACCGCTACGCGATTGCTGAAAAGCTGCGATGTCGTGCTAGTTCAGCCTAGACCTTCTTTGACGAATCGGGTTGATTACGGTTTATTCGGATCAGGCGTGCAAATTACAAGCACGCCAGGCTTGTTCGTGCCATCAAACCGCGAACCGTTTGTCATTTCCACTCCTTTATTTATTGAGAAAGAGGAACCGCCTTCTTTTCGCTCTGTTTTCTTTAACACGTTCGTAGACAAGGGCAGGGATGAATTTCATCTTTCAAGATTCTATTTGCTTTCCCCGCAACTACCCATACTGGAACCAGACGATCTCTCGAATTGGCAGCCCTTCACAAAATACAACTGCCATCATAATTTAGTTCACGCGACCCAACAAATCGCCAAAGCCAAAACAAACTACGAAAAGCCGCTTACCATACAGACGGGCCTAGCCTTTGGCCTGGCTGATTCGATCTTTAACAATCTTTTAACGGGCGGGCTAAATGTGGCAAATGATGTGCTCTCCTATCTAAATCAAAGAGATTTGGCTGGAAAGTTCTACGCCGTATGAGCCTGGACAAATCAGCGGAACGTCGCAAAAAGATCATCGAGCAAAACCGCAAGCTGCGGCAGCTGGGCCTCGTTCAACTAACTGAGCCAGGGCCGTGGTATCCGATAGGCGAAAATGCCCAATTTGATCCATCTTTCTTTAAGGGGCTTACGGAACAAAAGACGGGGATTGACACGCCTCCCGCCAAGTAACCATGGCTACTCTAGTATTCGGCAACATTTCGCAAAAGACCGCCTCATACACGATTGAGCCTGGTTCGATCACTCTGCCCACAGTCGTGCAGGGCGATCTCTTTACCCTAGCCGTAAGGCTGACCGAAACCGCTAACAACATTACCACGGTTACCGCACCATCCATCTACTCCGCTCGTCTCAGCTATGGCCCGGTGGATGTGGCACCTACGGCCGGCACGTTCAAAGTGCGGGTCAACGCAGTCACATCCAGCGCTATCACCCTGGGGTCTACGGCCGCCAGCGTGGCCGCCATCCTCAACACCATCTCAGCCGCTACCGGCTGGAGCGTCACTGAAGATCAAGGCTCCTACATCGTAGGCAGGACGGCCAACTGGACGACCACAAGCGGCATCACCATCGTCGATAATAACCTCACGCCTGAGAGCTTTGTCAGGGTGACTAGCTACTCCGCCAACAACATCTTCTACCAAGAGCTGCGGCCGATGCAGTCGCCGCTGGCTTATACCAGCGCGTTCGGCCTGATCGTTCCGCCCGCACCTACCATCACCCGCGTAGTAACAGGGTATGCAAATGAGGAGCGGGGCGTATCCGTGAACGAAGTCCAGCGGCTCTACATTCCGCCTTCCTTTGATACAACTTACCAAATTTACAGAGACACATCTCGCACCGCCTTGCTGAATAAAGATGACGGCGCAGCCGAGATTCAGGATGCATTAAATAAGGCATGCGTCACGGTTGGGGCAGGAGAATCGTTCCTCGTAACTAACCCAGAAAGTTTTGTCGCAAATATCGAGTTTGCAGGATCTATGGCTGGCAAAACCCATAATCTACTGACCGTATCAGTGCCCGTCAGTCCGCAGGGTGATGTTACCTTTGACCTAGATCTAAACACCCAAGGCATGCTGGCTGCGTTGCGTGGCGACTTTGAAGTTACCCACCCGCTGACTTGCGAGATCGGAATTAACTACGGATCAGTAGCTACGCCTAACGTGCAGTACGTCACCGTGTTTCAACAGAACCTAACCGTTCAGGCCGACGGTGCGTGGACAGGATTAGCGGCCGCCCAACGGATCAACTGGCTCAACCCGCCGCAGCCGGTCAACTATATCCCTTTCACTACCGACCAAGTCATTACCGGCATTCAGAGCTTTACCGCAGTCGTTACAGGCGCCGGGCCGTGGACTATCGCGCATAATCTAGGCACGGAGGCTATCCACGTCACAGTTCGTGAAAACCTTTCTCAAGGCTATTTCCTGCAACCCTATTCAAATTCAAGTAATACTGGTGATTACGCACTGCAAAGCGCAACAAGTAACAGCGTAATAGTTACTTCCGTATATAGTATTCCCACCGCTGGCTGGGCCGTGATGATCTCCAGCGCAGGGCCGACAAGCGTATTTCAGGCGCACACCCACACCGTAGCGCAAGTAGTAAGCCTGCAGGATTTGCTAAACAGCTTATCGGACAGGCTAGATAACGTTGAGGATATTTTGCCAGCTACCGGAATTAGCTCTAGCACATCAGTAACCGTGCCTACTGAAATTCCAGTATCCGCACGCCAGCAAGTTCTCTTTACAAACGGCCTAGGCACCTGGACGGCCACAGACAACATTTTACAAATCAGCAGCGTGCCATCAGTGCAACCCCCGCAACTATTGGAAGCACTATCTGTCACCGTGGGCACAGCCGCCAGCGTGGCACTGCCTACCGTCACCACTGTAGATATCGTCCGCGCCTACACCTCTGGCCTTAATATCCTCCTCCCGCGCATCGGCCTTATCCCCGGCGCCCGCCTGCCTACTGGCGTGGCCTACATCGGCGCAGAAAGCACCCGTAGCCTAGTCTATCAAGTGGATAACTACAGCTCTGGCCGCACCTACTACCCCAAGGCATACGAGGCGACCCTGTTTGAAATTCCATTCAACGACAAAATGTTTCGCGCGGGTACAAAGGCTAAGCTGCAATTTAATTTACATGTGCAAAGCAAGGCGGCGAACGCCACCGCACAATGGTACTGCTTGGTCGACGTGGGCACGGTCACCACCACCACGGCGCCAGCCACGCAAACCGATAACATCAGCGACATAGTTTATAACAGTTACCCCATCTTATCGCAGCCGCTTTTGGTGACTAGCGAGGCGATGACCCACAGCTTAGGCGTCGAAGTGTTGGCCACTACCGCCACGCAAATGGACGCCAACTACTTTAGCTACGGCATCTGGGCCAGTGCGACCACGGGCAAGCCCAGCTCCCGCAACTTCATCCTACGGGGCAGGCTGGCCAATTTTGACGTGGTCGACAGCCAAGGCGACGCACGCGGTTGGATGGGCTACGCCATGCGGCCCTACTCTGGATCAGATCAAATTAAAGTGGTGATCGAGTAATTTTATGCCTCAAGATAGATTTTTTCCCGTTACTGATTTGAAATTTGACCAAGTGGTGGCCCTAGGCCATGGCCACGTGCGCTACGAAAGCGGCGTGACCAAGTACTACGCCCCTGGCGTGCAGATTGTTTATTCGTGGCAAAACCCAGAAATTTTGTCCACTCCTAAGGATTTTTATTATGGTTACCAAGGGTTTTATGACTCTGCGGTCAGTCCCATAGCGGGCTTGTCGGGGGCTGGTTTTGTTTTTGGAAGCACTAGCAATAACCTTACTGGGTCGGGCGCCAAGCGGGTTAGTCAGCAAGTGGATTTGAACGGACAGGAGGGCACCACGAACGGAGATTATTTTGTCACAACGGCTGGCACTTTAATGAAGGTCGGCGTCACCGTGCGAAGCCGATCAAGTGGTCATAGCAGTCTATCGACAGCCGATAGCTCGCTCCCCCTTCTGCGAGCCAGCGCCGCCACAATCTATTCCATGTTTTTTATGACAACCGGTCTTCGCGCCTTCAACAGTGGCGTCACCGTGGCCGCCGTGGCCTCTGCCAGCCTTTTCCCCGTCACCGCTGGATACTTCGCCGCGGCGCCGTCCACGCTCACGTTCAGCGCCGCGCAAAACGTGTCTAACGCCCTAGTCGTCACCGTTCCGTTCCGCTCCGCCGCTTCTTCCAGCAACGCGCCGGGCTTGCTTTTGTCCTGGTCTCAGCCCACCGGCCCGGATCAGACCGTAACTAACGTGTACCGCGTCTCCGTGTTGTCCGGCGGGGTGGATGTTGCCTCCACGTTTTTGTCCACGTCCAACATCGTCACCGTCGGCGCAGGGGGATTTGTCGGCAGCATTGCCGCCGCCAGCATCCCCACTAGCGGATCCTACACCGTGCGCGTGGAGGAAAAAATCCCGGCCACCTATGCCAGCGTGCCCAGCGGCTACACGCTGGACACCTACGCCGTCTGTTGCCAAGGCGTAAGCACTGTTTCTGCTTCTTCCACTATGACTTTGACGGGCCTTGACACAGCCGTAGTCACTGGCGGAGGCGCCGTAACCGGAGGAGGAGAAGCCAGCGTGAGTAATGTAACCCTAACAACAGCAGTAAATGAACTTTCAACAGATTGGGCGATCCAAGATCTGCAGGTTAACCTGCGTAGCCGCGTTGTATCTAGTAGCTTGGGCAGCCTGCGCTTAAAGCCCAACGACAACGCAATCTTAGGCGTGGTTTTTCACACAGGTACTTATGTGGTTGATCCCGGCGCTACGGCGGTGCAACTCGCTGTCAGAGATTCCGCCAACAGCGGCGCATACAGGCTTTACAATACTAACACGACCATTGTCTCGGTTGGCGACGCTAACTACTATCGGATGGTAGTGCTGGCAAATGACGAGGATTTGCTGACTGCCCAAGCCGCCAACCTTTTAGCTGGCAGTAACGCAAGCCAAACTCTTTTGGGCGAGCTTCAGTGGGTGACTACAATGGGCACTTTTAGTTCAGATAGCTTTGCGGTTAATGCAGCCAACGAGATAGTCCGCGAACCAGACGTATAATGGCTGCCTCCTACGACATCACGAT